AGAGAGAGGAATTCGATCTGGGTTTAGTTACTCGGGCGCTTTGACAATAGAAGAACTGCAGGCAAAAGCTCAATTTTTGATTCAAACCTCGTCAGGGCTTTCAGAGAGCGGATCCCACATCTCTCATCGGCAGTGGTGACGTATGCCTACTCATGATGATTACGGGAATATGACAAAGCGAATTGTTTTTACCGAAAACGATCACAGGCATGCCCAGCTGGTTTTAAAATTGAAGTACTTGAGACTAACGCAGTCTGCATTCTTTCGACATGTTATCACAGGACTTTTGGAAGATGATCCACGCATTGTAGATTACGTTAATGATATAGCCTTCAAATCAAAAGAGAAAAGAGCGAAATCTGAAAAACTCCAAAAAGCCGGCGTTCAAAAAATGCGAGATTTTGGGCTTTCTGAAGATGACGTGGAGAATATTTTCGACTTAATAGAGGGGGAGTTTCCAAAATTATGAAACGTGAAGATGGCATGCGCGAATGTGCAAGAGTGTGCATGCAGAATAAACGGTCTTGCACGCAGGTAGATTGTAGACAGTGGATAAAATATGAAGATGAGCAAAATTGTACTTTGATATCTATTTATGAAAATGGCCGCATGACGCTAAGACAGGTAGCGGAAAGATTAGCCATTTCTTTTGCGAGAGTTAAACAAATAGAAACCCAAGCATTAGAAAAGCTTAGAAGACGATGTTTGAATAAAGGTATAATTTTTTAGGGTGTTTATCATCAGCGATCACTAATTACAGATGAGTTTTATTTAAAGGAGAACTATGATGGCTCGTAAGACACTTTTAACCGAAGCGGAAATCCGCCGTTTCATGAAATTGGCCAAGTTGGGCGCCCTTGGCGAAAAGAAGCTTGAAGGCTTGTATACTGCCGGCGGCCGCGATGAAGAAGAAGGAGCCCTTGAGCGTGAGTTGGGCGCCGAGGACAGTGAAGCTGACCGTGAGCGCGACGAAATTGGGGATCTTGAGGGTGAGCTTGATGCAGAGCCCGCTCCCGAAGACCTTGAGCTTGATGCAGATGTAGAAGTTGAAGGCGCGGCCATGATTTCGCTTCCTGACTTTGTTGATGCGCTTAAGCAGGCTGTTGAGGAGGTAACTGGCGAACCCACAACTGCCGACCTTGACACAGGAGACGAAGAGGCACCACTCGAAGGGGGTGAAGAACTTGATGTGGATATGTCTCTTGAGGAGCCTGGGCCCGCCGAGCCCGGTGGCTTAGATGTGGGCGCTGTAGAAGATGAAGCAGAGTTCTCCATGCAAGAGCAGATTGTAAATAGAGTTGCCAAGCGAGTTGCTGCTCGATTGGTCAAAGAAAACAGAAAAGCAAAACTGACTGATGAGCTTACCCAGCGCATCTTTATGAGACTGACAAAAAAATAAAATAATTGTTGACACAAATCTTACGAGCAGTTATAATGTAACCACTAGAAGAGATTCTGGTGGTTATTTTTTTGAAGGAGCAGCGTGGAGCATCCTTGGCTTTTTTATGTTTTGTTTTTTATATTCGGACATGCTACTTGCCGCCTCTTTTATTTTCTTAATGCGAGCCGTAGAAGTATTAGAATATTGCAACTAACTCAAGTGGTGTCTCTATTTATTATCACCAAGGCTTTAGAGAGTTTTCACTATGCTCGCGATTATCGCATTCGGGTCATGAAAGAAGAGGGCGAAAGCGATCACAACATTAATGCCCTTGCGATTCGGTTTGGAGAAGAGACAGAATTTTATAAGAGAAGAGCAATTTTGCAAATTATTGACGCGCATGGTGGCTTTTTTAGCGAAGCAGTTGACTTTATTGACTGGAAAAGTGCTATGGTATTTTTAGAAAACAATCGAGACACGGTTATGGAATTCTTAACAAAGGATGAGCAATGATTAAACGTTTAAAAAACAAATTAGAGAAGCTTTTAGGCGACGATGAGAAGAAGATAATTCTTTTGGAGAGTCTGGATCCGAACACCCAAGAGCCGGATTTGCGAGTCATAGGCTTGTTTACCGAAGTGCTAGACGAGAAGGTGGCCGAAATAGTTCAAGCTATGCTCTACATGAACGAAATGAACAAACTTCAGAAAGACGATACAAAGAAAAAAGATATCGAGTTTTATCTCTCAACTTACGGCGGTTCCGCCGATGACATGTTTGCTCTCTATGATATGATGAAGGTGATTGAGCAGACAACCGATATCAGCACCATCGGTTTGGGCAAGGTCATGTCAGCCGGCGTTCTTATTCTGGCTGGTGGCACACATGGCAAGCGCAAGATTGGAAGAAATTGCCGCGTAATGCTTCATTCTGTGATTGCCGGCAACCAGGGATCCATCCACAACCTTATTAATGAGATGGAAGCAATCCAAGACTTGCAAGAAATGTATATAAATCGTTTAGTAGAAGAAACAAAAATGACCAAAAAGCAACTCAAAAAAATGTTAGAACAAAAAGTTAACATCTATTTATCTGCAGAGCAAGCAGTAGAGTACGGTATCGCTGATGAAATTATATGAGGTTTATAAATGTTTGATTTAAGTAAGATTCTCCGAGAAGAATACGATAAGAAGAACACAATCACGTCGCAGTCATTGGTTGAAATGATTGAAGAGATGATGGATAGTGGCATATTTACCATAGAGGAACAAAAGAGAGAAGGCAAGACTAAACAAATTACTCTTAAGATGCCTATCATTAGGCTATCTGAAAAGATGTGGGGGAAGAAAGGAACAAAGGATAGAGAGGTAATTCAGAAATTGCTAGCTAAAATTGTTGGCAAAGGCAGAACATTATCCGACAAGGTACAAGCTATTAATAGTTTTTTGGATAGCCCTCCGCAAACAGACGACATCTCAGAGGTTTTAACTCACATTGTCTTGTTGGATACGCTTACTAATATCATGGTACATTTTAACGCTAGCGCCGCTGGTTTCACCTTTGAAGGATTCTTGGCCGCAATGTTAGAAGGCGAACAAATTCCACCCGGCACTGCAGGTATTCAAGATATTGTTGATAATGATAAGAATCCGATTAGCTTAAAACTATTAACAGAAAAGCCGGGCGATGTTCATGGAAGCTATAGAGATTTAGTTGATCACTTTATTGATCCAGGCGGACTTAAGCGAGATCCAGAAACTGATCAATATGTAGGTCAAGCCGGCGCCGAAGGAAGAATGCGTTACGTAGTGGCTCTTAAAACTTTTCGAGAAAAGGAAGCTGAAGCTAAGTTGAAAGGCAGGGAATACATTACATTTTATCAATTTGATTTTACCGCAAAGACATTTTTAGAATCGATGATGAGCAGTAAGCAAAACGCAAACTTGCTTTTATTGCCGGCAGATTTAACTATTGCACCAGAAATCCCAGGAAACCAAGACACGACCTATGATCCATTTCCGGCAGACAGACTTAAGTTCTTGTACGCAAAGCGAGACCTCAACCGGAGAACGGCTGGAACTGCCAATACATATTTGAAAATTATTAATAATTATGATTCTGATTTTGCTAAAGAAGTATTAGACGGCGCCGAAATTATACCACACCCGGAAAACCCCAAAAAGGGACAATTGGTTGGGCCAGATGGAGAGCCAATCGTGTATAAAAAGTTGTCCGCTGGAGATGTCCGCTGGAAAAAGATAGGAGCAATCACCCACAAAGATTACTTAGATTACAGAACATCCATCAAAATATTACAACGTGCCTTGGTTGAAGATCCGGCACAATTTTGGGGACTTATTGCAAGAACTTCTGGGTATGAAGGATCCGCCGGCGAAACACAGTTTATTATTAGTTCCTCGTATTTTAAAGATATGAACTATGGCCAAGATGGTTTCGGCTATGTCGGAAGAATAAATGTTGGGAGAGAAGCCGTTGATGAATTGGCACAAAAATATGTTGATGTGCTTAACCAGCAGATTTTTGATCTATTTGAAAAAGTCGAACGCTTGACAAATCAAATTAATGGATACTTTGTTGCTGGCAACAAGGAAGATGGTCTTGCAGCCGCCATAACAGCCGAAGAAATTAAATCTGGTACTGAAGAATATATTCAAACTCAGGCAGAAGAATCTATTCCTTGACAAATAATCTACAATAGGTTATAATAATATATATAACTCAGAGGTATTAATGAGTAGAGCATATGAGAGCAAAGATGCCCTCCAACAGAAGATCATCAAGGGTGTGAATATATTGGCAGACAATGTTGCGTCAACTTTGGGACCGAAAGGTAGAAACGTTTTACTCCAACAGAAAGGTCATTCACCATTCATTACAAAGGATGGCGTAACTGTGGCCGCTTTTGTGGCGCTAGATGACCCCTTTGAAAATGCGGGAGCACAGATTATCAGGCAAGCCGCAGTGCAGACAAATAATGATGCAGGGGATGGCACCACAACGGCTACTGTGTTGGCTAGAGCGGTGCTACAAGAGGCGCAAAAATATATTCTGGCCGGCGTATCGCCTACGGAATTGCAACGCGGATTATCAGTAGCCGCGAAGGAAGTGGTTGAAAACCTTAAACAAGCCGCGCGCCCAGTTACCAGCATTGATGACATTAAGCATGTTGCGACAATCTCTGCCAACAATGATGAGAAGATTGGCGAATTGATTGCCATGGCCGTTGATCGAGTTGGGCAAGATGGCTCGATTACCATCGAGGAGTCTCGTTCCGTGGAGACGAGCTTGGATATCGCTGAGGGTTTTAAGTTTGCTTCCGGTTATTGTGCTGGGGCCTTTATTACGGATGATCGTCGTTCCGCCATGCACCATGATGAGCCTCTCTTTTTAATCACGGATCATAAGGTTAGCACAGTGGAGCAGGTATTGCCGGCTCTAGAGATGGTCGCTCGCGAGGGGCGCCCTCTTGTTATTGTGGCTGAAGAGGTAGAAGGACAAGCCCTGGCAGCGTTGATTATGAACGCCATGCGTGGAACAATGAAAGTGGCAGCAATCAAGGCGCCCCATTATGGCGCAGAACGTCGCAGTGTATTAGAGGATTTGGCTTTGTCGGTGGGAGCTACCTTTCTTACTCGCGAAAGCGGACGCAAACTTCATGATATAAAGATGAGCGATTTGGGATCCGCAGAATTTATTGACAGCACAGCGGCCTTTACGACGGTTGTTGACGGAAATTGCAATATCGAGGAAGTGGAAAATAAAATTGAATCCCTCAAGGCGATAATCGAAGTTACCGAATCTTTGACTGATTGCAACACAATTCAGCAACGCATTACGCGACTTGCATCCGGGGTTGCGGTTATACGAGTAGGCGGCACCACAGAAGTGGAAATGACCGAGAGAAAACATCGGATCGAAGACGCACTGGAAGCGGTGCGGTCTGCTCAAGAAGAGGGAATTATTGGTGGTGGTGGGACAGCCCTTTTGCGCGCGTCTAGTAGTTTGGACAAGAAGTGCCACAGCGCGGACCGAGCGATGGCAGGAAGCATTATCCAGGCTGCATGTCAGGCCCCCATTCGTCAAATGGCATTCAATGGAGGCTTGTCGCCCGATATTATCATTAAAGATGTTTTGGACGCTGAAGACGGTCAGGGTTGGAATTTTCGAGAAAATGAGATGGTTGAATTATTTGAAAGTGGGATTATTGACCCTGTAAAGGTGACAAGAACGGCGCTTCAAAATGCAGTCAGTTGTGCGGGAACATTAATTACCACCAACTATGGCATTATTCAAACGGAGTAAAAAAGATGTTAAGTGAAGGAGATTTAGTCCACATTCCGCAAGATGTGAATATGTGGGATTTCACCGCTAATGGCTCTATGAACGTCATAAAGACTGAAAAGCCCATTACCGGAGTGTTTATGGGGCAAGTTGTCGCAGATACTTGCCGAGTATATGCTCTTGGCCGAACATCTACGGTGCAGATTAGGCATATCTATCCAATGGAGGAAGCAAATGCTAGTAAGACTAACTGAAGTATGCGCCAACGGCGCAGTGACAAGCCCGAACACTTATATCCTGCGAGATGTCTTTGTCAACCCAGAGCATGTTATCATGATCAGAGAAGAAAAGAGAATCAAAGAACTGAATGAGCGCGGAGTGTTAACTGAGGGCCTCGATATAAATCATAGGTTTTCGAAGATTACAATTAACCGTGGACAGACTGGCACTGAAATTATAGTCGTCGGCGCGCCAGATGTAGTTGAAATAAAGCTTCAAAACAACTCTAAACAAGTATTGAGAGGATAGAATGTCACAAAGAGTAAATTTACAATATACGGTAGATATTGAAGAGCTTGAGGGGGAGGTGCGCCGGCTGCTAACACGCGCAAATTCTAAAATACAGAATCTTTCAAATTATTGCGCTGAGGATGAGCCGCTTCTGTCTTTGAAGACAACGGAAAATTTAGGCAATTTAAGAGCCCAACTCAGCGCTATCGATCATTGCTTGAACGATATTAATGTAATTATTAGTGGTTACTTGTCGTATAAGGCTAGCTTATTGTCCCCTCAAGTTCCGAGAGCGGCTCCAGTAACAGATGATTTAGATGAATTGCTGTCACACTCTCCTTCTAATTTGCCGTCTTTGGAAGAGGCTATTAAACAATATAGTGATATGTTGCCGAATGGGCCTGCTCATGACAAGTCCTCTTAAACAATCTTGCGAATTCAAGAGTGGAAAAATTCTCAAAGATCTCTTTCCGCCCAAGAGTATTGTTGAAACTTATCTTCTTTATTCTGGCGTGCTGGAGTTGGGGTTGTCCCAGAACGATAGAATGGTTATAGCCCACACAAGCAAGTATCCTGTATATGAGTTTTGGTGGACAGCCAAGCAGGCACCCGAGCGCATTGCGCAGATGGCAGAAGAAGTGTACGCCACGATGGAAGAGGAGTTGGTCCCAGCCCTTCAAGAAAATTGGCATACTTACAGGGATCCGGTATATCGTTCAGCATTATTTTTTATTCTGAATAGATGTTCTACTCAGGGGGTGGCTTCTTGTGGTTCTTTTGATAGGTCGGGGTTCAACCCTTTAGCAATGTCGCGCATGAGAAAACTTGACACTTCCAATTTGTATGTATTGCTGGACAACGATGAGGCTCTAGATAAAAACATAAACACGGACGTAAAGTCTGATTTTAAATTCTTTCCAGTGGGAACCTATACACCCAATTTGCTTGATAGAAATTTTACACATGTAGCCGATCTGTCTCGTGTTCATCATCAGCGCCT